GGAATCGAATTCAACGAACGGTGCAGAATCGGAAACAATGTTGTAGATTTCTTCACATTTCAAGAGAGATTGGAAACGCGCGGAAAATATGATGTCACATTTTACGACTTTGTAAAAAATATCGAAGAATTTAAAAAGAAGAAATTTATTCAAAACATGTTTACATATTACTTCACCGTGAAAAATGCGCGCGGGCTAAAAAATGAATACATTGTTATGAAGGAAGTTTACAACATTTGCATTAGCGCCATTAACATTTTCCGACCGCTAATGGCAGTTGAAGTATATACCAAATATAAACCGTCGGTCGTTTTGGACCCGTGTGCCGGATGGGGCGGTCGTGCCGTCGGTGCGGCCGTATGCGATAATGTTCAATATTTCGGTATCGATATTAACCAATCTCTCAAAATTCCATACCAAAACATGTGCGCATTCTTGAATTCCAGGTGCAAATCCAACTCCAACATTGACCCCCGCATTCGCATGACCATTGCCGACGCAGTTACATACGACTACTCGCAAATCGAGCCCAAATACGACATGGTGTTTACATCCCCCCCTTACTACTTTATCGAAAAATATAACCATAATAAAACATATGACAATTCAAAAGATGAAATGGATGAACAATTTTATGCACCACTTTTCTCAAATACTTTCTTACATTTGTTGACTGGAGGTTGTATGGCCTTGAATGTAAATCGGGAAATTTATGAACGCGTCTGTGTTCGGCTGTTTGGACCGGCGCACCAAACCATGAATTGTAAGAAAAGCAAACGTCAAAATGATTATAGAGAGATGATTTATATTTGGATGAAAAAATAAAAATAAATATATTCGTTTATAAAATTATTATTGTAAAAAAATCATATAAATGAAAAATCATAATCTTTACTATTATTATTATTCAAAACATTTAAATAACTTGTGTGTAAAATGAGCGAACACTTTTTACAATTTAAAAAGGCATTTCATCAATCCATTCCACAAATGCCACAAATGAAATTTCCAACATTTCCAAACCAAATGTTTGACAAGTTGAATAATTTTGGTGGTATTCAACATTCCAAATGGATTCAACTATTTTCTTCAGGAATTATTGTTTATTCTGCTTACTATTATTTAAAACGCACACCCAAATATAATGAAGCTCGACTTTCATTTTCTTCATTTTTTTATCATTTCAAAAAACTTTTTACACGAACCGTTGCAAACGGATGTCGTAGAGAAAAAGAAGCCCAAAAAAATATTGAACTCAAAGTCAAAGAACTTCCCGAACACGTCAAATACGATAACGGATGGTTCGACGAATTGGATGAACTGAAAAAATCGTTGACAATGACGTCGGCGTCGACTTCGGCTTTGGGAGACGACGCATTGATTGACCCCCTCCGCGAAACCACGCCGCGAGGAGAGATTGTCATGTATTATGACGCCAAAACCAAATCGTTCAATTATTATTCCAACAGTAAAAATATCCCTTATTCCACTCTTGACGCGGTTGCTCGCAAATACGTTTGTTTGCACAAAGACCCGTCCATTTATATTGATATCCGGGAGGAAGTCCAAAAAGGACTCGAAAAACGTTTGAAAAAAGATAAAGACAATAAATTGAAACTAGAGAGAAGTAAAGATAATAAAGACAATAATAATAATGGAATGATATCGTCTGCGAAAAAATCTTTGTTTGCCGCATTTAAAAATTATAAAACGGGGCGAAATGCGCCCAAATCTCTCCACAATTATGACGGTAAAGTAACGGTGGAAGAATTTGTTGTGATAAAAGATAATATTAACAAATTCGTGTATAAAGGAACGATTGAACAATACGATGTCGATGTGAAATATTATAATAATAAACAACAATCTCATTTTTTAAAAGATGTAACAATTCGCGACGACGCAGATGACAACGGTGACATTGACAACATTCTTCATGACGAGCTAAAACACGAAAAAGAAGCGCTTTCATATGCCGACTTTAAAAAAAAATATAATCAGTAAAAAATAAAAAATAAAATATATTCGTATATTAGCCACATTAGTTATTTCAGTGATGCAACCAGCACAATTAAATTCCCCCAATTCGCCTAGAAGAACCATTTTATCGAATATTAACCCTAACCGATATGGTTTTGGAAACATTAACTTGAATTCGATAGCGGGTATGAGTGGTATGAATGACAAGATTGAAAAATTGAGCAATCTTCTTAAAGCGCGCGGCATAACAATGCCTTCATTATATACGCCTACGTCGACACGTACACCCATTAGATCAGGCGATTACGATGGCGACGATGGCAGCGGCGGCGTTGTTACATATACCCGCCAACAATTCGAGGACTTGTATAAAAAAAACGCGAACCGTCAAAACATGGATTACGACAATGGTGGCGGCGGGTATTTTGATAAATTATTCTTCATGTTTCAACTTTACATTGCATTCATTAATGCGCTGATGAATGCGGCAAATATGAGCGCGTCCGTTATATTCGGAAATAAATCGCTGCAAAACTTATTTTCCGTTTTTCTTGTCAATGTGTTGAATATGATTCTAAAAACCGATGTTGGTAATTTGACTCCGGAGCAACTTCGCGACCTTCTCGAAAAGAACCGACCCGTTCTCCAACAAATTTCTGCCATTATTATTGACGAAGCGTCGCAGCTTCTGGTTGGATTAAGCGACGTTTGTAAAAAAATCGCAATGGACTGGATGCAAAACGTGCTACCCGGTCTTGTGAAAAGTGCCGCAATCGGTATTCCGAGCGCACTTGAAGCGGCCATACCGCCGTTGGGTGAAGTCGTCGAAATTGTAAATACCGGCCTGGCTGTAATGGCTTCGTTTATGAAAATGGTCGGTGCATTCCAAAGAAATTTTGATACCGTTTCTCAAGGATACGGTCACGTGAAGGGCGCATACGACTCGTTGCAAAAAGTGAGAGACCTGCTCGGCAAAGATCCCAGCGAAATCGTGAAAACTGCAACTTCCGCCGTTGCTAGTCCCGCAGCGGACGCTATGGCGCAAAATTTTTTTGGAAATATGTTACCGCCGGCGGCCAAAACTGCGGAAATAAGCAATACATCTTCTTCTGCTGTTGAAAATGTGGCGAGAGAGGGGCTCGACCGAGTAGCAAGTGCTATGAGAAATGTAGCAAGCGAGGGAGTCAGTCGAGCAGCAAGTGCCATGAGAAATGTGGCAAGCGAGGGAGTCAGTCGAGCAGCAAGCGCCGTGTCTAATTTATTATTAACACCTAATGGAAGCGCGGTAACCGATTCAAATGGAACGCCAATTACATCAAGTTTTTGGAACCGTTCGTGGAAACGGTTATTCGATACGGCGGTAGAAAAATTAAAACAAAGCAAAATTGCCATGGATAAAATTAGATTAAATAGTGGTTTTGGAAATGACGCAAGCGGAAAGCCGCTGGCAAGTTCAATTATTGTTGAATATATTTTCAAACACCCTGACATTCTAATTCCCTTTTTGCCGGCGCCTTATAATATTGCCGCCATCGCAATTCGACTCGTTCAAACCTATATTGAACGCACGCGCAAACAATCGGCGGCGACTTCGGGAGGCCGTTCGAGTAGAAGAATGAAAAATCGAAAATATTTGAAAAATACGAAACATTTTAATAGATATATTTCCAACCTTCGAAAAAAAACCGCCAAAAAAGAAATGGAATTAATAAACAGTATTCGAGAATTTGAAAGTATATGATTTAATTTTTTATTTTCATTTTTCATTTTTCATTTTTTACTTATCCATTTCAAAAAACCGTTGCTTTTTCTCAAATTAAACGATGTCCCCAAGTGACTTTTTGCAATTCGATATGCTGAAAGCTCAAATGGTGACATCTGTGAAATATAAGCGGCGTCTGTATTATCGCCCGCACCTTCATTTTTATCACGTTGTTGTTGTTCCATGCAATTTATTTCCAACTATGAATGAATGTTTAATACGTTTTGATTCAACATTCATTATTTATCAATTTTTATAAAAACATTTTATACCTATTTTATTATTTTCATTTACACATTCACACATTCGCACACATTGGACCCCAACATCATTCATTCACGCTTTGGTTTGATGTAGTTTGTGTAATAAAACCGTGAAAATAATACCACCAATATGGATACATAACCAATAAAAAATTTGATTATATTATAATTGAAGGTTGTTTCAACTGGAGGTGCATAATAATATAAGCAAATAAAATTTGGAATAAACAGTTGCGTTAGTTGTAGCGAGGTTATATATTTTTTGATGAATCTAACTTGATTGATTTTCAACAAGCACCCCAAATAATAGGAATACATAATGGTATGGACGAACGAGTTTGCTATACTTGCTATCCAAATACAATCAACTTTATACACATAAGGTAAGTGCCAACAAATAACCGCTCCTATATGATGGTATTTTTGAAGGAGTATGGGCGTTTTATCGTTCAGGTATAATAGAAATGTGTCAAAAAACTCATAGTATTTTGATATGTAAAACCAGTATATGATTCTATCAAACTGCGGATTTTGAAAATAATAATTAGATTGGAATACTATCCCATCGTTATATAGTATTTGTGATAATGATACGAAAGTCCAAGCACTAAACGCAACTAACAATCCATTATGAATAACAGACAAGATGTATAACAATGTTTGATTTATGCGAAATTGTTTAGGATATGCTAAATAACCAGCAATTGCTAACAATGGTATTATATGACACGATGCATGGGAAATATGGACGTCCATAACGAATAAATATATATAAATATAAACATTATTAGTAAAGAATGTTTATATCATTTTGATTTACTATATTTGATGCTTTCAATACAGCGAAGATAAACTCCATTACACTATTTACATTGTCAATACATTAAATATTAAATATCATCAACATCAATCACCTCTTCCTTGCATACCCTTCTATTTTTATTCCATGTATTTTGTTTTTGTGGTTTCGACACTTCTTCTTCTTCGCCTTCTTCTTCTTCGTCTTCTTCTTCGCTTGAATCAGTTTTATTAATGTCATCATTTTTATTATTATCGTCGCTGCTCTCTCTATCATCGTCACCTTCGTCACTCTCAATGTCGCTATAAAATGCCGACTGATCAATGACATTATTATTCGTGATTCGTTGTTCCGCTTTGAGACGAATTGTTTCCACTTTTTGTGACGCAATCTTTTGATAGCGCAGCGTATCCGTATCAACAAACTGAAACGCTTCTTCGCTTGCCGCCGTTGCTGCTATTGAGCGCGCTAATTCCGACTCCTTCATATATATTCCGTGCGTTCGCTTTAGCGTTTCCTTTTCCGACGAAGAATACACTTCCAGCAAATCACACATTTCCATTTCCCGTTTTCCATTGACGAGCACAAGCTCCGAAGGCACTTGCTGAAACTCGCGCAAGCCAATGAGAACCCACTTGTCGACTTCGATAATATTGTCGCGCTTTCCGCGCCCTTTGAATTTCCCGCGAATAAAACAGCGGCGATCTTTTTCGTCGATGCACGTGACGTCGAATGTATTTCCATTCAGGCGTTTTACCACGCCATAAATTTCACTCTTATTCTGCGAAATTCGTAGTCCGCTCTTGGTCGATTTTACGGCGTGCTTGTGCGCAACTTTTTTGCCGTTGCACCCTCCCATTGTATTTTTTACCATTTTATATTTTTATATTTTTATAATTTAGCAAAAGTAAAATGAATTAAATTGATTGTTTATTTATTTGAACCCTGATGACGATGGACTATTATTCTATCTGCGCATCTATTTAAGTATATTCATTATATTTAATGCGGCGGGTAGTAGTGCAAGTAGTAGAATAAAATTTTTTGATAATTTTTTTATATAGATGTAATATATAAAAATGAAAAATAAAGTTAAAGATTCGATTTTACTTACTGTTTGCGACTTGCCCAAAGATAAGATAGAAGGGCTGGGGTTAAGTTATAGAGACATCGGCATAAGATGCAACAACATAATTAAAAAATATTCAATCAACAATATTAAAAATGATAAGGATTTAATAAAGAATCAGCAAAAATTAAGGCGCGAACTTTCAAACTGGGTAAATGATCCGGTTAATTTAGTAAACTCTCAAGGAATATATATTGGAGATAAATTTGGAGCAAGAATAACAATCTGCCTATCAGATGGAATAGTTATTCATGATGTTCGAACATTTTGTCGAGACATAAAAAATAAAAATAACAGAACTCTAGGAGAAATTGCTGGCAATAATCATTATATATTTATTAAAAATGAACCTGTTTCATTAGATTATGCATCAAATAAACAGTCATTTCTTTATTCCACCTTTAATCCAAATAATTTAACTGACAACATAAAATACGAAAATGTATATGCGTATAAAGTTAAATCATCGAATTTGCCGTCTTCAAATCCAAATTTAAATTTAATACAATACTCACCAAACGAAACAAAAGATGGCGATGATATTGATATTGTATCTGGAGAATTGATGGATTTACACACTACAAAAAAAGAAAACATTCAAGCCACAATTAGAAGATACGGATATAATTCAAG